CACACTTTAAAAACAAATACGTTGATATAAACGCATTAATTGATACAGTTGAACCGATACTATTATCTAAAGGTTTAATCTTATTACAACCTATTGAAGATGGTAAACAATACACTAGAATAATAGACGCAGAAGATGGTAGTTTTATTGAAAGTTATTTAACATTACCTTTAGGATTGACTGCCCAAGCTACTGGGTCGTGTTTGACGTATTATCGTAGATATACTTTACAAAATCTATTATCTATGCAATCGCAAGATGATGATGGGCAACAAGCAAGTGCAGAAAAGCCTAAACAACTAATTAACGAAAAGCAATTTAATAAAATTTGTGAAAGGTTAGAAGCTGGAGAGATTGAGATTATAGGCAAAATAAAAGAATCATTTGTATTAACTGCCCAACAAGAAATTGAAATTAACGAAATATTAAATAAATAGAAATTATGAACGAAATAACATTAAACGTAAGAAATTTTGATTCACTATTAGGTCAATTTATCGAGAATGTAGAATTAGGTAACTTCTCAGCAATAGAATGTCTAGGTAGATTTAAAGAGTTTGAAAACGCATTAGTAAAAGCTAAGAAGTGTATAGAAGAACAAGCTATCGAAGAAGCTGAGAAACACACAGAAAAGACTTTTAAATTAGGTGATTTTAAAGTAACTAAAGTAGAGGGTAGACGAATGATTGACTTTTCAGATATTGAGGAGTGGAGAATTGCTAAGGACAATTTAAAAGAGATTGAAGATAAATATAAGCAAGTTGCTTTAAGTGGTTTAACGAGCTTAGACGAAAGTACTGGAGAGATACTGCAACGTCCTATAATTACGTTCAGCAAATCGTCTATATCAATTAGAAATGTATAAGATATTAATTTTACCAAGTATAGGGATAGTGTTTATTCTATCCCTTAGAACTAAGAAAGAAAAAGAAACAATACCAGTATTTAGATATGAAGAAGAAACAAACATTAACGGAGATTCCACAAATTACCTACAATTCAGTAGGACGCCCGAAGATAAACAATGCAAAAATGGTAAAAGCTTTGATACCTATTGATAGGATTTGCGAGTTTAAGGAAGTGGTTAAGTCATTTCAGAAGTAGCTACTAACGGCTAAATATAGATAATTATGGGAATGAAAAGTGATACATACCAAACTAGAGTTTGTGGACATCATCCAGAAACTTGCACTTGCAGAGATTTAGACATTGCAATCAAATTAGAAGAAATAACTAGAGAAGAACGTGAATCTGAGTTAAAAAAATTGCGAGTAACCGATGTTAGTGGGCAAAGCGAACTGTTAGAGTCTTTTGTTAAGTTTGTTAATGAAAGGCAATTTAATAAGTTTCAAATATGTTTAGACGAAGTGGAGTTGTTTTTAGACTCTAATTGCACCTAACGGTTTTCGGCTACTCGTCAGATTTTTTAACGACTAAATAAATATAAAATGGGAAAAAGATTTACAGAAGGAATTGCATTTGATGGTACTGCAATATTAGATAATGGTAAACCGATCACAATAACTGAAATATTAAATAACTTAAATCGACTTGACAAGGTAGAATCTAAGTTAAAAAAATTGCGAGTAACCGATGTTAGTAGGCAAAGCGAACTGTTGTTTGCATTCATAGCAGAAATTAAATCGGAGTTTGCAGACCAAAATTGGGATTACCTTGATTTCATTGCTGAAAGGGTAATAGGCAAACAATAGCTGCTAACTTACTTATTGTCGCTATATTGCGTATTTAACACACAACGTATGTTGTATATGCGATACTCAAATAACCGTTCTAATATAGTTCGGTTATTTTTTTTGTGAATTATTTTAAAAATAATGTGAATAAAGTTTGTTTATGTAAAATATGTGTGTAACTTTGCAGAATACAAAACGAAATACTAAAAATTATGATGAGTAACAAATGGATAACGGCAAATGAGATTTACAAACCAACTATTAAACAAGTTGATAGAAGCAAAATGATTTACAGAACTTCAGATGGTTTTGAGGCATTTGTAGTAGGTGAATGCACTTATGAAAATGAAAATGACTGCTGGATAATTGAAGGAAATGGAGTTAAATCAAAAGTATGGAAACATACAACAAAAAATTCAATCAAAAGAGTTTCTGCAGATTATGAATTAAAGAAATTTAATAGTTCAATATAATGAATGCTAAAAAATATTTAAAAAGTAAAAAAATTAATAATACTAAATATATAATTAATTCAGATGATGAAAAAATATATTTAGATAAATTATTAAATGAGTATGCAGAAATATGTGAATTTAAAAGAATTTTAATACAACAAAACAAAAATTTTCAAGAAAGTAAAAATAGATTTTAAACAACTAAAAACAAATTATTATGAAAACATTAAGAATCGCTCGCACAGTATTACCAAAAGACAAACCCGAAAATTTCAATCAATGGTCGATGTATTTCTTCGGATTATATGCTGTAGAATTGGCGAAAGTAAAAAAGGGATGGGATAAAAATAGTTACACACCAAAAATTAAATAATTATGAAAAACTTACAAATGTTGAAAGATTTAGGTTTAGAACTTAATATCTTACAAGCTATAAGATTTAACAAAAAGATAGAGTTTGATTTAGATGGTTTAGATAAGTTTGTAGACGATGTTCTAAACTACGAACCAGTTGAGGAAGTAGAAACGGAGCAAACACCAATTAAACTACTAGATTTGATTGATTTGTATGGACTTAAAGGACGAAGCAGAAAACAGATGCTAGTTTATAATAGAATGGTTTTAGCTAACTATCTAAAAGAAAATACAACAATGACATTGCAATTTATCGGTAGCTTCTTTGATTTACAACACGATACTATTATTTACTATTTAGCACAGTATAATAGATTGAAAACGGATAAGTACTTCAAAGAATGTACACAGAATTTAAGAAACGATTTAAGAAATATCAAACTGTAAAAACAAAAACAATTATGAAAAAGAACATTTTAACATTAGGAGCTTTAATATTAGCTAACGTATCATTAGCACAATGGACGAATAAAAACATTAATAACGGATTTGACGAACCGTATAAAATATGTCATACAAAAGAAAATAATAAAGCAGTTTTGAAACTTGAAAATGTAGATGGTGAAGTAGCTTTTTATTTACAAGGTGGTTACTTTTGCGATGATTATTTAAATGTAGATATTTCATTAATGGTAAATGGTATTTGGAAAAGGTACTCAGTTACTGGAGAGAAAAGCACAGATAGTAAAGCAGTCTTTTTAATTAACGATTTAACAAATAGTGAAATGGTTATAGACTTCTTAAATTCAACTTCAATAAAATTAAGAGTAAATGAAACATATTGCGAAACTGAGTATTATCAATTCAATATGTCAGGAAGTACATCAGCATATAATTTTATTAAATAATTAAGATTATGAAAGACGTAAAACAAATCAAATACAAAAGACAGTTAGCGAGAGAGTACAGAAAACAGTTATACTTGTCAGACAAACATAGTTTCGACGTAAAAGCGTGTGTAGTTGCGGGATGCCTACCTGTATTTATTGAGTACTTAGAAGAACTTAATAAAGTATTTCCCGAACATTATACTAAAGAAGTTATTAAGGTGCTTAATCAGAATATAAACAGTATATTCTACAAATGTCCCGAAGATGAAAAAGTAGAAGTAGCAGAGCAAATGAATAAGATTACACTATCATTTGAAGAATGGATTGAAAATAATTTTAAAGATGCAGAATAATATGGAAGATTTAAGTAGAGAGATTCGCTTCAAATGTTTTTTACATAGCGAAGGAAACAACAAGCACCGTAAACTAGTAACGTTTTACAAATCAATTAAGAGCATTAAACACGATGCCTATGGTAATTACATTCGCTCAATGGTTACTATGAAGCATAATAAACGTGAGCTATTCGGTTTCAACATTACCAATTTTAAAAGTAAATACATTAACGATGAAGAATAAAGCAGAACTAACAATAACAAACGAGGATAATATGCAGTTAATGGCTCGTTACCCTGATAACTATTTTGATTTAGCTATTGTAGACCCGCCTTATGGTATAAATATGGATGGTGGAAACATTGGTGGAAACAACGCAACTAAAGCGACTAACTACACAAAAAAGAATTGGGATATTTCCGCACCTAATGAAGATTATTTTATTGAATTAAAAAGAGTTTCAAAAAATGTTATTATTTGGGGTGCAAATCATTTTATAGAAAACATACCTAAATCAAATAGCAGTTGTTGGATTGTATGGGATAAGGAAAATAGTGGTAATTTTGCAGATTGTGAGTTAGCTTATACAAGTTTTAATACTGCAGTTAGAATGTTTTCTTTTAGATGGAATGGGATGCTACAAGGTAATATGAAAAACAAAGAAATTCGTATTCATCCAACACAAAAACCTGCAGCACTTTATAAATGGATATTAGATAAATACGCAAAACAAGGCGATAAAATACTTGATACACATTTAGGGAGTGGAAGTATTGCTATTGCGTGCCACGATTACGGATTCGACTTAACAGCTTGTGAGTTGGATAAAGAATATTTTGACAAAGCTATGGAGCGAATTAATAACCACAGAAAACAATTAACTATGTTCTAATTGCGTATTGTTCGGATTAGAATAAAAAAATAAAACTTTTCTTATTTCCTTTATATTAAGTTTTGACCTCGTTATTAATTTAGCGAGGTTTTTTAATTTAAATGATTAATTTCGTTTAAGATAATTAAAAGACTATGATAGAGAATATTGAACGGATAATGGAGCTTTACAGTTCCAACAATAACAAGCGAGAAACTGGAAGGGTAATTTGCAAGGAAAATAACTTAGTTTGGACTGAAAACATTCAACGAAACATATCGAAGCTAATCAGTAGGAGAGTAGATAAAGGAATACTTGCAGAGTGCGAAACGGTTGGAATAGATATTGACAAGGTTAAGCATTATTGGTACAAGGGTAAAAACTATTCGATTAATGTTAAGGGTGAAGAAAACAACGATAAGGATTTAGACTTTGACAAAGTTATTTCTGAGTGTATGCAATCATACAATAAACAACCATTAATAAAACTTAACACTAAATCAGAAACAATAGACCGTTTAGTTTATACCGATGTGCATACTGGAATGGATGCTTCTAGAGGTGGTTTATCATTGTACCCAGTTGAATGGAACGGTGAAATGTTGTTAGAAAATATCAAACTAATGGCTGAATTTACCATTAAAAATAAACAATCAGATATTCTTTACATAGATGAATTAGGCGATTATATGGACGGTTGGGATGGTGAAACAACTAGAGGTGGGCATAAACTACCACAAAATATGAGTAACGAAATTGCGTTTGATTTTGGTTTAAAAGCTAAAGTTTTATTAGTTGATATTCTACAAAGTGAATTTAAACATATAATTTGTAATAATATTTGTGAAGATAATCATTCTGGAGCATTCGGTTATGTAGTTAATTCTGCATTTAAAAGTGTTATAGAGCATAAATACAATAATGTTGAGATAATCAATCATAGAAAATTTTTAAACTTCTACAAGATACAAGACAGAATGATAGTTTTAACTCATGGAAAAGATGCACGAAACTTGAAATTCGGATTTAAACCACAATTAGACCCACGACAAATAGAAAAGATAGACCAATTTTTAAAGAATTATAGCATTTACAACAACTGTAAATACATAACTTTCTCAAAAGGTGATAGCCATCAATGTTTATTCGATATGTGTTCTAGTGATGATTTTGACTATTTCAATTATCCAGCTCTTTCACCTAGTTCAGAATGGGTTCAAACGAATTTTAAGAGAGGTAGGCGAGGTTTTGTTTTAGAACATATCAAAGATAATGGAGCTAGGGTAGTGGTAGAGCCTTATTTTTTTAGTAAATTAGAATATTAACCTTAAAATATGGGAAAGATAATACTAGAGTTCGACAGTATCGAAGAGCAAGACGAAGCGAGAAGCGCTATTGATGGAACGAAATGGAAAAATGTAATTTGGGAACTAGAACAACATTACAGAGGTGTATATAAGTACTCAGAAGTTGGTAGCGAGATTGATGAAGCGGAACGAGTGAGGGAGAAAATTAGAGAAATTTTAGAAAATAATGAGTTGATTTTGTAAATATTAAAAAATAATAGTTATATTTGTACACGAAGCGTAGGAAACTTCCAAAGAAATTTAATAACAACAACAAATAAAGTCAAGTTCAAAAGGTAATCCTACGCACCTTTTAGCTTGGCTTTTTTGTTGGAAATAATTTTATTTATTATGATTTACAAATTTAATGATTATGAAAGAGGAACTACTTTAGAAGTTCAATTGTACAATGAGGATAATCAACCACCTCAAGATGATGAGTATGTAGAAATTCAATTATGTAATGAATCTACTGAGGAGTTAATAACAATTGATTTAAGTAAAAAACAACTATTTAAATTAATTGGAGCATTACACTGTATTCAAAAAGAAATGAAATAGTTATGAGTGGTTGGATAAAATTACATCGCTCTATAACTGAGCATTGGTTATACACTGAAAATAGAAAGTTTTCTAAGTTTGAAGCTTGGAATGATATTTTACTAACTGTTAATTACGCACCTGCTAAAACAATTATTAAAGGAAAAATAATACATATAAATAGAGGCGAAAGTATTTTATCCCTTGAAAGTTGGGGTAAAAAATGGAATTGGGACAAATCATCTGTTAAAAGATTTTTAGAATTACTAAAAAAAGATGAAATGATTGAGTTAAAAAACGAAACGGTTACGACACGGTTAATCGTTTGTAAATATGACACTTATCAATCAAAAGAAAGCGAAGTTGAAACACAAGTGCAACGCAGACGAAACGCAGGTGAAACGCAGACGAAACCAATTAAAGAAGAAAAAGAAAGTAAAGAAGAAAAAAGAAATAAATCTTTTGATATATTTTGGAATATTTACGATAAAAAAGTTGATACAAAAAGATGCAGAGAAAAATTTTTAAAATTAACAGATGATGAAGTTTCTATAATTCTAAATGTTGTTAAAAAATATGTTGATTCAAAAACAGATAAACAATTCCTTAAAAATCCTTTAACTTGGTTAAATGGTAAATGTTGGAATGATTCAATAATTAATTCTGTAGAAACAAAAATTAGTTGTGAAGATGAATATATGATGAATGTAATGAAACAAGTTAACGCAAATAAATTATTATGATATTAGAATCAGGACATAGTACAAACTATTTAAATGATTATTTAGATGGTAAAATTCAATTTGGTAAAGGAATAGGTTGTTACCTAGACGATCATTTGACTTGGAAAACAGGACAGTTAAATATTATACTAGGACACGATAACGTAGGTAAAACATATTTTATGGAATGGTACTTTTTAGCTTTAGCTACTCAGCACGATTTAACATTCACTTTATTTATGGATGAAAATTATCAAGGCAAGGTAATGAGAGATTTAATTCAAATGTATTCAGGTAAACCTTTTAAAGACTTAACACCTTCAGAATTGAGAAAGGGAGAAATTAAAATGGAACATTATTTTAAGTTTGTAGATAATCAAAAAAGATATACACCTGATGAATTGTTAAATGTTTTTAATAGTTCAAATACAGATAACTATCTTATAGACCCTTTTAACGGTTTAAAAACTGCTATGAGTTATTCAAGTAATTACGATGTATTAAACGATTTGAAACATTTTACTAAATCAGGAAAAACAATTTATGTAAACACGCATCCTAGTTCCGCAAGTGGTAGACGTTCCGCAATTTATCCTGAAAAACATTCGTGGGCTGGACACGTTATGCCTCCATTAAAAAGTGATATTGAAGGTGGAAAAGCATTCGCAAATAAAGCTGATGATTTTATTGTAATTCACAGAATGACACAACATCCTGAAATGTGGAATCAAACAATGTGTGAAGTTGTAAAGATAAAAGACACCGATACGGGTGGTATGCCTACTAAATTAAATACACCAGTGTTATTAGATTATAATAAAGGTTTAGGTTTTAGAGTTGGTGGAGTTGATTGTATCAAACGAAAGAATATAATCTTAGAAAATGAAACTGAAGGAATGAAACCAAATACTAACTTTGACAATTTACCTTTCTAATGGATAAAATAGACTTAAAAATAGGAATTTCAAAAACAAATCTAATGCTAACTATTAGTAAAATGATTGTTAAGGCTAATTTAAAAGCTCCTAACGACATTAAAAGAGTTGGACTACTCGAAATATCAGAAGATTTAAAATACTGTTTAGAAACGATTAAAACACTAGAAAAAGAATTGATAAGCTCTAGACAAAGAAATTTTGATTTAGAAAGGTTGTGGATGTATGCACAAAAAGAAGTTAGCGAACAAATAAAGAAAAACGAAGAATTAATAAAATTGATATAATTATGAACGCAAAGATTAAAGACAAAGTAAAAAGCATTTTAGAATTAGTTCCTTCAACAAGGGATAACGATAGCGAACTGATTTCGATATTTTGGGAGCAAGAGCTAGGACACGAAATGATAAATTTATCAGCAGAAAGATTTTTAACTATGTTTGCACATTCAAACGTATTGACGAATGCAGAAACGATAAGAAGAACTCGACAAAAAATTCAAGAGCAAAATGAAGATTTAAGAGGTTTAAAGTTTAAGGTTAGAAAGGTTTTAGCTGAAGAAGTAAGAAAAACTATAAAAGATTTATAATGGAAAAGATTAATATAAAAGCATTATCGGTTAATAGTTGTTATCAAGGGAAAAGATTTAAGAACCAAGTACACAAAGATTATGTTAGAGAGGTTTTAAGCCAGTTACCAATTAAATATATCGGTCGACCACCGTACAAACTAATCTTAGAATTTGGCTTATCTTCTAAACTTCAAGATTTGGATAACTGTATAAAAGTATTTCAAGATTGTTTGACAGTAAAGTACGATTTTAATGATAGAGATATTTACGAAATACAAGCTACTAAATTAAATGTTGAAAAGGGTAACGAATTTATTAAATTCAATATTGTAGAATTAAAATAATTGTCTATATTTGCAAACGTAAAACTTAAATATTATGATTGAAAATATTTTAGAATGGGCGGAACAAAGAAATTTGCTCCAAGAAGAAAACCAAACAAAGCAATTTATTAAACTAACTGAGGAAGTTGGAGAGTTAGCAAATGCTATTTTGAAGTCAAATAAAGCAGAGCAAATAGATGCAATAGGTGATATTCAAGTGGTGCTAATTATACTTTGTAAACAACTAGGTTTGAATTATGAAGATTGTTTAGCGAGTGCTTACGGAGTGATTAAAAATAGAACTGGGAAAACAGTAAACGGAACATTTATAAAAGATTAATTATGAAAATTACAGGAAGTTTAAAAGTTAAAAACGATACTATCCAAGTATCAGAAGCATTCTCAAAACGTGAATTTGTTTTAACGGTTGTAGATGGTGCGTTCTCGAATGATATTTTAATTCAGCTAACAAAAGATAAGTGTGCATTGATTGATGCGTTTAACATTTGTGATATGTTGGAAGTGGAGATTAATTTGTCAGGTAAATGTTGGATAAATCCTCAAGGTGAAGAAAAATATTTTAACTCGCTTAATGCATGGAAGATAACGAAGCTATAATACTATTCAACTTCTTCATGTGGTTTCGTGAAAACGGTGAAAAGCATATTGATAAGTCAATAGAGAAAATGATTTTAATTTATTTAAATGAAAGAGCAAATAATAATAGCAGAAAGTAAAACTACTCCATTGAGAATTAGAGTTGATTACACAGACAAACACATTACTAGGGGTACAGTACTTCGAGGTGATGCGTTCAACAGAATAGGTGATGTTAATTATTGGAGTACATCGACGTTAAACATTATTACGGATGAGCATAAGGTTAAGACAGACCCAATAGTGAACCAGGTTGTTGAAAGTTTTCAGAATCGTTCTAGAATAGGCATAAAAAAATACGGTACTACTTTAGAAGAAAATAACACAGATGATTTTTTAGAACATTTACAACAAGAACTAATGGATGCTACTTTGTACATTCAGAAGTTGAAAAGTCAATCTAAGGAAATGAGTGAAATGGAAATGATTGAATCGTTATTAGCTAAAGGTTATATTATTTCTAAGGAATGCTAAACTATAAAGAAAAATTGTTAAATTTACAAAACCGTATGGGAGTATTAACTCCTATCGGTTATGTTGAGAATTTACATCGTACAGTTAGACTATTTGACGAGAATAAACCCGAAGATAACAGATGCTTGAAAGAACTTTATACACACTATGATTCGCTCAAAACTAGAAGTAAGAGAAGATAAGATTAAAAAACATATCCCTGATGCTATATTCAAGGATGGTGTTTTAATATCTCCGTTACCAACTGTAAAGTTCGGACATAGGATAAGGACGGAAGTAGAATTTATTGAGATGGTTTTTGTTAAGTACGATTTTAAGACTGTTGTAGAAGCAATGAAGAATAAAAAAATAACTTTGAATTTATGAACACAATTATAATATCTTTTTTTACTAGCTTAGTTTTACTTCGTGAGCTTTCATTAGCTTACAGAGTTAAGTCAATGCTTAAGCTAGACCAATTCACACCGATTAAAGTTTTAGATTGCTTCCCTTGTTT